CACCACCTGCCACACCACGGGGCGATCCAAAGCGGGGTGATAAAGCAGCGCCGGGTACTCGCACACCTAACAAGAAAGTGAGACCTAAGTTACGTCCTGATGCAAGTACAAAATACAACACTGTAGGAGAAGCTCAGAAGGCAGGGCAACTTTATTTTTACGACAGGAGGTCAGGTGTTAAAAAAGTAGCTGTAACTAAAGAGCAACTTAAAAAGTCTGGTAAGACACTTACTGAGTGGACTAATGATGAAGTTAAAAAGCGTAAAACAAAACTTAATAAAGGTGGGATGATGATGAAGAAATCAGGGTACGCTGCAGGTGGGATGCCTATGACAATGAAAGCAGGCAAGAAAGTACCTAGCTTTGCTGCTGACGGTGTTGGCAAAATGAATATGGGCGGTATGGCTAAGAAGAAACCTGCTGCTAAGATGATGGCTGGCGGCATGGCTAAGAAGAAGCCTTCCATGTATAACAAGGGTGGCGCTGCTAAGAAGAAGAAGTAATGCATAACGGGGTTGCAATCTTGTATGTATCCCTGTAAGCTAGAGCATGGTATAACTATCTGTGGTAATACATAGAGGAGTTATACCATGTTTAAGAACTTTATTAAGAAACTACAAGTACATCAACAGCGCCGAGCAGAGTACTGGCAGCTAAACAATCTGACAGACGAGATGCTTAAAGACATAGGAATGACACGTGGTGAAATCAACTACAGGTTCTACAAAGAAGAAGAAGTCGGGCGTTAATGCGGCTGGTAATTATACTAAGCCTACTATGCGTAAGTCTCTTGTTGCCTCTGTCAAGGCCAGTGGTAAAGGGGGAAACCCCGGCCAGTGGTCGGCACGTAAAGCTCAAATGGTCGCCAAGCAATACAAAGCAAAAGGTGGAGGATACACATCATGAAGGGCGTAAAGCATTATAAGATTAATGGTGTTGAGTATAAAGGCAGCACTCACAAGATGCCTGATGGCTCTTTGCACTCTGGTAAAGCACACAGTAAGTCAAGTGTAAAGTTGTACCACTATAAGGACTTAAGCAAGAAAGCAAAGGCAAAAGCAGATGGCGTTAAAACCAAGTCAAAAAAGTCTTAAGTCTTGGACGGGTCAAAAGTGGAGAACCAAGAGTGGTAAACCTTCTACGCAAGGTCCAAAGGCTACAGGAGAACGCTACCTTCCAGCTAATGCTATTAAAGCTATGGGTGCTGGGGCGTATGCGGCTTCTACAGCTAAGAAGAGAGCGGATACAGCAAAGGGCAAGCAAGTCTC